AGCTCAATTAAGAATGGCAAGAGCAACATTAATAGCTATGGGTGCTTTTACATTAGCAATGTTTCTTATTGACGTTGAAAGAGTTAAAGCCTTATCTGACATATCAAACCTTTTCTATTTATCTGGAGCAGGTATTGTAGGAGCGTATATGGGAACTACAGCTTGGATGAGTAAAAAGTGACAGCATTTATGCTCGTCTGTTACTTAGGAGTAAAAATGGAAGGTGGAATATACTTTAAAGATATTAATAATTGTTTGTCATACAAAGATAGATTACATAATCAAACAATTATGAAAGGTAAAGAAGAACAAAAATATCAATGTATGTGTAAACTAATACCGAAAATAGACCCAAAAACAGTGGAGATCTACTAATGGTGAAAATAAGTAAAAAACAAAAAGACACTTTAAAAAAACATTCTAAACATCACACAGCAAAGCATATGAAAGTGATGAAAAAAGATATGAAAAAAGGCAAAAGTTTTTCAAAGTCTCATATAAAAGCAATGAAGAAAGTAGGTAAGTAATATGTTAACAGCTCTCATTGGACCCGTTTCAAATTTATTGGGGAAATTCATCGAAGATAAGGACATGAAGAACAAGCTGGCACACGAAGTAGCAACTATGGCAGAATCTCATGCCCAAGAACTAGCAAAAGGTCAAATAGAAATAAACAAGGCAGAAGCACAGCACAAATCCATCTTCGTAAGCGGCTGGAGACCCTTTATAGGTTGGACATGTGGAATTGCTCTATGTTGGCATTTTGTACTTGCACCCGTTACTTTATTTGTGTGTGCTTATTTAAACGTGATTATACCTGAATTGCCTACATTTGATATGGGTTCACTTATGACGGTTTTAATGGGAATGCTCGGATTGGGCGGACTTCGCAGTTTTGAAAAGTATAAAGGATTAACAAAATGATGAAAAAGAAAAACGTAAAAACCGTAAAGAAAGTAATTACGGGTCTTAATAAAGCTTCTAAGCTTCACGCGGGACAAGCTAAAACATTAACTAAATTGGTAAAGAAAAAGAAATGACAAGGATAAATCTAGAGCTGTTCAAGTTTTTTAACAAAATCGGAAATTTCTTTTATCGCAAGCACGTTCTTGGAATAAAAAGTAAACACAGCTTGACTAAATAATGCGATTATATAAGATAGACTCAGATAATATGAGGTTTTTATATAAATGAATGAGATTTATCTTGCACAAGCGGTATTCAGGCTTATAAAAGACAGGAGAGAACTTCTTTTAGAGACGTTACAGTTTAACAACGTAAAAGACATGGAGCATTACAGGGAGCTTATGGGCGAACTGAAGAGCTTAGGATTTATTGAAGCAGAAATAAAAAACCTTTTGGAAAAACAGGAACAAGAGGAAGTTTAAATGCAAGAAGTTGATACTGAACTAGAAAAAAAGTATGTAGACCCTAAAGACAGGGTGCTAGACCCAAGTCTTATTGACAAAGAACTTATTGATAGAATGCCTCAGCCTACTGGTTGGAGAATACTTATTTTACCTTATCGCGGAAGAGGTAAGACTGAAGGCGGTATTTTATTACCCGATAAGCTTGTTGACGAAAGCCAAATATCCACTCAAGTGGGATATGTATTAAAGGTTGGACCGTTAGCTTACAAAGATTCCGAAAAGTTTCCTGCAGGCGCTTGGTGTGCAGAGAAAGATTGGGTAATGTTTGCCCGATACGCTGGTTCTCGTTTTAAAATAGATGGCGGAGAAGTCAGAATTTTAAATGACGATGAGATATTAGCAAAAATTATGGACCCTGAAGACGTTTTACATTATTAAGAGGTAACTATGAGTGGAAATGAAGCACAAGCGGAACTAGACTTAGACATAGGTGAAGACGATGGCACAGAAGTTGAGGTCACTCTGGAAGAACCGAAGCAGAATGCTGCTAATGCAGTGGAGATTGAAGGTTCAGAAAATGATGATGAGTTTAAAAGAAGTGAGAACCAAACTCAGAAAAGAATTAACCGTCTTACCAAGAAAATGCGCGAAGCTGAAAAGAATGCTGAGGAAGCTACTAGGTTTGCACAGATAAAAGCTAAAGAAAACCAAGATTTAGCTCAAAGACTTAATCAAATGGATACAAGTTACGTTGATCAATATAGCGGTCGCGTAGAATCAGAATTGTCTCAAACGGAAGCCAATTTAAGAAGCGCTATGGAAATAGGTGACACCGAAGCGGCTGTTACGGCTCAAAGAAGAATGACACAGCTCGCCGTGGAAGCGGATAGAGCGGCTCAAGCTAAATCAGCTAACGAGCGAAGAAGACAACAGCCCGTGCAACCGCAACAACAAGCACAGCCTCAACCGCAAGCGCAAGCTAGGCCTGATCCTAAAGCGGAAAAATGGGCTCAAAACAACGATTGGTTTGGCGAAGATAGCGCTATGACCTACGCAGCATTTGGCATTCATAAAGAAATTGTTGAGTCGGAAGGTATTGACCCGAAGAGCGATGAGTACTATGATGCATTAGATAGACGTATGAAGAGTGAATTTCCTCATAAGTTTAAAGACGGAACTCAGAGTAGGCGGCCCGCCCAGACGGTTGCTTCTGTAAACAGGTCCGTTGCAACTGGGCGTAGTAGTGGGAACAAGGTGAGGTTAACTCAAAGGCAAGTCGCTATGGCGAAAAAACTTGGGGTATCCTTAGAACAATACGCAAAATACGTTAAGGATTAAAATAATGGAAAAACAAGACGAAATGTTTGAAGGTTCTATTAAAAGAACTCCTCGCGCAACACAAACAAGGGAGAAGTCGGCAACGCGTAAGCCGTGGGCTCCACCATCCATGCTGGATGCACCACCCGCACCAGATGGCTTTAAACATCGATGGATACGAGCGGAAACTCGTGGTTTCAATGATACCAAGAATGTTTCTGCAAAAATGAGAGAAGGTTGGGAGCTCGTAAGAGCTGACGAATATCCAGATTTTGAGGCCCCTATAGTAGATTCGGGTAAATATGAAGGTGTTTTCGGAGTAGGTGGGTTAGTTTTAGCTCGTATGCCTGAAGAAACGATTGCAGAAAGAACTGCTTACTTTAATGGAAGAAAGCAGGACCAAATGCAAGCCGTTGATCAAGACATGATGAGGGAAAACGCACATTCAACCATGACGATTTCTAAAGCAGATCGTCAATCTCGTGTAACCTTTGGCGGTCCTAAAAAATAGGATGGCCCCATTTTTGGAGTAAAATAAATGGCTAATAATCTAACTGCCGGATACGGTCTTAGACCTATCGGGAAAGTCGGGGGCAACGTTAATAACAATGCCACCACGCAGTATGAGATTGCAAACGATTACACTACAGCTATATTCAACGGCGGAATAGTAGTTCCTATTGCTACAGGAACTATTATAATATCGGATTCTGCGATATCTCCTTTGGGTGTACTAGGTGGTGTAGAGTATGTAGACTCAGTAACTGGTAAACCAACATTCCTTAACCACTGGCCGGGATCTAATAGCGTAAGCGTAAACACAGCTTTTCCTGTAAAAGCGTTTGTTTTTGATGATCCTATGCAACTTTTCGTAGTTGCAGCCGATGGCACAAATACCAGTAGAGCTGTTGCTCGTGCGGATATTTTTGCTAACTGCGACATGGCAAGTGTAAATAATGGAACTACATCCACTGGTAGATCCAGTGATATGCTAGACATTAGTTCAGGAGCTCTTACTAACACCTTAGATGTAAGGATCGTAGGACTTTACGAAGATGATGCTAATTCAGATTATACTGCATTAGGGCATCAGTACATTGTAAGGTTAAATGGTCACTTCAATCTTAACACAAGCGCGGCGGTTGGTACCTTCGCTACAACAGGAATATAGGAAGGGGTAGAAAATGGCTATTTCAAGAGCACAACTAGCTAAAGAGCTAGAACCTGGACTTAACGCCCTGTTTGGTCTAGAGTACGATCGTTATGAGAACGAGCATTCTGAGATTTTTGATGAAGAATCCTCAGATAGAGCGTTTGAAGAAGAAGTAATGTTAGCAGGCTTTTCAACTGCACCCTCTAAATCAGAAGGTGGAGCGATTAGCTTTGATGACGCACAAGAAACGTTTACTGCAAGATACTCACACGAGACTATTGCATTAGCATTCTCAATTACTGAGGAAGCTATTGAGGATAACTTGTATGATCGTTTAGCAGGTCGTTATACAAAAGCATTGGCACGATCAATGGCGCAGACAAAGCAAATTAAAGCTGCTGCTATCTTGAACAATGCTTTTACTGCAGGATCTTCTGCAGGTGGCGATGGCGTTTCATTATTAAGCTCTTCTCATCCAACTATCAATGGTACTCAAAGTAACTTGTTAACTGTAGCGGCGGACTTAAACGAGACTTCGCTTGAGCAGTCTTTGATTGACATTGCTGGTTTTCAGGATGAACGTGGCTTAAAAATTGCTGTACGCGGTATGAAATTGATAATTCCAAAAGAATTACAATTTGTTGCTGAAAGAGTATTGAACAGTAATTTAAGAGTTGGAACTGCAGATAATGATCCAAACGCTATTAAGAACATGGGTATGGTACCGGAAGGCGCGGTAGTAAACCATTTCTTAACAGATACAGATGCTTTCTTTATCAAAACAGACGCTCCAAACGGTCTTAAGCATTTTAACCGTGCGGCTATTAAAACAGCTATGGAAGGTGACTTTGACACTGGAAACATGCGTTTTAAAGCAAGAGAAAGATACAGCTTCGGTTTCTCTGACTGGAGATGTCTATTCGGAACACCTGGTGCGGCATAGCCTCCAAGCAATTTATTGCATCAGTTTTAAGGGCGGCACTTGCCGCCCTTCTTTTTTTGTGTATAATATAATTAATACCTTGACAGTTACATGGTGTAACTGACTTTTGCCACGACAAGGAGATTCAAATGGCTACTACAACTTTTAAAGGCACCGTCCGAGCTGAAGGCGGATTGTCTGTTATTACGACTGCCGCTTCTACAGGTGCGGAAACAACTCATGCTTCAATATCTGCAACAACAGGAAACACTTCAATCGGTGGTACTCTTGCTGTTGCTGGAGCTTTAACAAGACTAACACCAGAGAACATTATAGATTGGGATTACATATCATGTCCAACTCCTATTGTTTCAACTCTCACAGGAGCAGGTGGAGCAGACGGAGTAATGGCAGACGGTGAATTATTCAGTATGCTTTTCCCCGGAAAAAACGGTCAAATGACACAAGTTCAAGGAAGCATGATTGCGGCACACACTGTTGCTGCAAGTGGCTTTATGGTAGAAGGCACTATTCCAGTCACTGACACAAATAACACCGTAGCAGGTTTAAACCTACAAGGTGATGCTGCAACAGCAGACAACACAGGTTTAGAACTTATCTTTGGTGGAACACAGCATGGTGGAAACGCTTCATGTACTATTGGTACACATGCGATGAGCTTTGACGCTACTTTTAACAGTGTTGACTTTACTGACCAAGATTGTGTTGCAATCGGATTTAGAAAAGTAGAAGAGTTTCAAACTGGACACCAAGCTATTTTAGCAGCGGCATCAGGTGATGCTGTTTATACAGACTATGTAGCTTTTGGGGTTTTATCACCAGATGATGTTCAAATATCAACTAGACTTAATGATGGCACAACAGCACATGTTGACTCAACTCAAGCAACTGCCGCTGATAAAAATCATAGATTTAAAGTTGATGTAAGCGCTGCTGGAGTTGTAACTTTTTCTCATATTGGCGCTGCTGTTATGAGTGCAGGTACTTTAGCTGCACCAAGCACAACAAAAGCATTTACTTTTGATGATGGTGATGTGGTAGTTCCTTATTTAAGTATTTTAAGTACAAACCAAGATTCTGCGATACACTTAAAAGCTATCAAGATAACTCGTACACCGGGAATTAGTTACACAGACTAATACCTAACTATATAGTGGGGGTTAATTACCCCCACACTTTTATAAGGAGAATAATATGG